GCGCCGTGGCGATCTGTGCCTGCGCGCCGACCTGGTAGGCGTACACCTGCTGGCGCTGGTTCTCCAGCTTCGTGCGCGCCACCTCGCCGCGGGCCTGCACCAGCGACTGGTAGGCCGACCAGCGTGCCTTGTAGTTCTCCGACCGGGCCTGATTCGTCACCGCCTGGGCGCGCACCGCCTCGGCCTTGGCGTCGATGGTCGCCTTGTAGGCCATAACCTGCTGGCCGAAGACCCGGGCCTGCGCCTCGTAGAGCCCGACCTTGGACTGCTCGCCGTCCATCGCAGCCTTGAATGCCGCCCATTCCCCGTTCTTGGCCTGCACTTCGGCGGTGTAGGCCTGTACCTCGGTCTGGAAGACCTCCAGCTTCAGCTTTTCCAGGCTGGCGCGGCCCTGCACCGCTTCGATCTGAGCGCGGTAGACGTTGGACAGCCCGGTCAGGGCACTGATGCGGGCCTCGTAGATCGCCACCTTGGCCCGGTCCACGTCAGTGACAGCCCGCAAGGCGTCGATTTCCAGCCGGTACAACTCGATGCCGGCCAGCGCGCTCTTCAGTTGGGTCTCGTAGACCGCCGCCTCGGCGCGGTAGGCGTCCAGGCGCAGGCCGAAGGCGCGGGCGGCCACGTTGTAGGCCTCCACCAGGATGCCGGCCACGCTCTTGGCGTACTCCAGGGCCTGGCCGTTGATCGTCACCAGGTTGCCGTGGTAATTCAGGGACGACTGCACCATGGTGCTGCGCACGTTGGCCGACAGCGTCAGGGCGAACTGCACGTTCTTCTGCTCCAGTTCGGCCTGCATGACCACGATCTCGCGCGCCGTGGCGGCGTTGTTGTCGGCCGCAGCCTGCCGGGTGCGCCGGGCCGCAGCCAGCAGGGCACCGCTGGGCATGGTAAACCCCCGGTTGGCGGCATCCGCCCACGAAGCGTCCCGCACGCGCCGGGCCTCGGCGTCCTGCTTCGAGCGGGAACGCTCGTAGATGGCAGTCTCCACCGCTGGCGCCAGACCGGTGCCGCCCTGCACGTAGGTGGCCAGCTTGTCCTCCAGCGCGTCCATCTGGGCGAAGAACTGCGGGTTGTACTTCTCGATCCAGGCGTCCACCTGGCCGTCGATCATGGCCATGGCCTGCGGGGTGGCGCTGGCGTAGGTGGATTCCAGCGTCCCGCGCAGGTCGGTCGGGGCGTCGGGCAGGCCTGTTGGCGCCACCGCGGTGAAGGCGGGGAGCGTGGTCTGCGGCTTTTCCGGCTCGTCGCGGTCGGTCAGAACCGGCGCCGAGATGAGCGGGTTCAGCAGTTCGTCCGGCGGCTCGGGGAAATCCAGGTTCGTGTTTACCGCCGGCATGGAGCCTTGGAAGCCAGCCAACTGGCTCGGAGAGGACGGCAGGTTGATCGAGGGCGCCGTCGCCGTGAACGTGGGCGCCGATCCGGCCTCGATGGCGCTGATGTCCTGGTAGATCAGGGTGGAGTCTGGCTCGGAGGCCTCTTCCACTGTGATCTCCTGCAGCACCGGGGCCTCCAGAGGGTCGGGAAGCGTCGGCGCGGTCGGGAGTTCCGCGCCGTCAAAGGACAGGTTGGTCCATCCGATGCCTTGGATCTGGGCCACGCCGGTCGACAGCGCCGCGTCGGCCCCGGCGATTGCCGATGCCGCGTAGGTCTGCGCGTTGGAGATGAGGGTAGGAACGCTGGAAGCCATGGGGTCAGATCCTCCGGGTCAGTTGTGCGATGTCGAATTCGAGGTTGTCCAGGGTGAGTGCCCCGGTGCCGGACGCGCCGACGGCGTAGTAGCGGTCCTTGATGCCCTTGCCGAACTTCTGGCGGTAGTTCTGCGCGTCGTCGCCCCTGGGGTTGGTGTGCGAGTAGGCCGTGCCGCCGTCCTCGCCCGCGTACAGGGTGACGGTGGCCGCCGCCGGCATGCGGCCGCCGAAATACACAGCCGAGATGGTTTTCTTGGACGTGCTGCCGAAGTCGCCCACGCCGGTCTTCCAGGCCCAAGGGATGGCGGTCGGGGTGGGGTCCGCGAAGTCCGTGGTGCCGGTCAGCCGGTACAGGCCGGCGGCGCCGACACCGTAGTACGCGCCGCGGAACCGCACGATGGCCGTGAAGGGGAAGTTGGTGTACCGGGTGAGCTCGTCGTTCACGCTCTCGCCCGCGTGCTTGAGGTTCAGAGCGTAGGCCTCGTAGGTGACGGCCACCACGGCATACCCGGTGAACGCCAGTTGCGCACTCGGCGCGGCCATGGCGGCGCGCAGGCGCCCCTCCCCCATCGTCGGGCTTGGCGCGGTCAGGTCAAACTGCGCATTGGCCTGGCGCGTCATCTCGACCGTCAGGTCGAACACCGGGCAGGTTGCCGTGACCGAGCCTACCGCCCCGCCCTGCCCCGCTGCCAGCGCGGCGCCCATCGGGCCGACCAGGGCGATTCTGGCGCCGGTGAACGACTGCACGCTGGGGCCTGGGCCGGACAGGGCGGCGCGCAGCATGGCGCTCACGGTCGCCGTCATCGACACGGTGGGCAGCGGCGCCCTCAACGATGCCGACAGCAAGGCGGTGCCGGTCAGATCGGCGTCGACGGATGGGGACGGCCCGGTCAGACTGGCGGCCATGCCGCCGCGCATCGTGACCGACTGCATGGGCGCCGTCACGCGCAGCGCGTTGTCGTTCGAGGCATCGTGCGCAACAACCCGCACCGTCTGCATCGGCGCCGCAATCGTGATCTGCGAGCCCAGCGTGGCCGTCAGCGCCTGCATCGGCGCCGTCATCACGGACTGCGCGCCCGTGTAGACCGCCAGCTCCTGCATCGGCGCGGACAGGCTGAAGTTGCCGTTGCCGATCAGGGCGACCGTCTGCATTGGCGCCGCGATGATCAGGCGCATGCGGTCGGATGCGGCCTCCGGCACGGTGTAGCTGCCGGTGTACCGGCCGGCGCCCAGTGTGATGCGGATGAAGTCGAGGTAGACGCCGGCATCGGACAGCGCGCCGCCGGACTGGTCCCCGAACAGAGACAGGTCGCTGGTGTCGGCGTAGTTGTTCGTGTCAGCGCCGCTGGCCACCACCGCGCCGTCGACGCACAGGTAGCCGGTGCCGCCAGAGCGCGAGTAGGCGCAGTGCTGCCAGGAGCCGGTCGGGGAGTTCGACGGTGCCACGACGATTGCGCTGCCGCTGAACCACCATGCCAGCTTGTTCGTGCCGCTCTCCCCCAGCGCCCAGCGCCCAGCGCTGGCACCGTTTGCCCGCGCGATCTGGTAGGTCGTTGGCGTGGCCGAGGTCAGGTAGCGGAAGCACTCGACCGTGAAGTCGCCCGTGCCAAGGGTGAAGTCAGTGGACGCCGCGTACCGCAGCGGGTTGCCCGATGGCCGCTGCAGCGACTTGCCGCCAAACTTCTTCTGGGTGGCGGTGGTGACGGCGCCGCCGAGCACCGACGGTGTGCGCCCATAGAGCGAGTCGTCCGTGATCGTCGAACCGTTGTTGTTCAGCAGCAGGACGACCTGGCTGAATAGCGGGTCTGCGTCGGAGTGAATCGACATGGTGGTCCTTTAGATCCACCCGACCATGACGGCGGGGGATGGGTAGTCTTGGGAGATGCCGACTGGCGTGATCGTGCTGCCGGCCAGCACCACCGTGCCGGGTACCGCCGCGCTGGAGAGCACGCCAAACGAGCCCGCGGTCTCCACGTCGTTCTGGTGGTAGCTGTCCATGAGCCCGAGGTCCGCGTCCGTCGTGCCGGCCTTGCTGACAAGGGAAGACACACCGGACTCGTCGACGATGGTCTCGGTCGGCGGGTAGACATCCGAGACGACGCCGCCAGATGCATTCGATGCGATCCATGCGATGTATGGCCCGTTCCTCGGCCCGAGCAGCAGCGTGAAGCCGTCGCTGTAATACTGATACCAGGACATGGCCGTGCCGAACGCCGGGCTGTCATACACCCGCACGCGCTCGCTGTTCTTCACCGTGGTGAACACGTTGCGCCCACGGATGTAGATGGCTTCGGCGTCGTAGAACGGGACGACGACTTCAGCGAGACTGACCTCGGTGCGCACGAAGTCGAAGGTGCGCCACGTGAAGCGCACGACGGGCGGCGAGTCGTTCGACACCGCGATGGCGTTCGGCGAGGCGATGTCCAGGCGCTCGTAGGCTGCCGTGATAGGTGGCCCGTACCCGTGATAGATCGTGTAGACCCCACTCCACACCGGCGTGGTCGATGCCGCCCCCGGCTCGGTCACGACAGACTTGTCGGTGACTTCCCACCGCGAGCCAGTCACCTCGTTGCCCAGGATGAGCGATGGCGTGCTGAGTCCGCCGCAGCTGAACGTGCCGGCGATGTGCGCAAGCGTTGGCTGCCGGTCCTCGCAGTACCCGGTGAGCAGGCCGGCGGTGCCGCCTTCCACAGGGCCGCCAAACGATGAGCTGCTGGCGAAGTAGTCAGTGACCTCTCGGGTTTGCGCCTGCGCCGCCACGTCGCTCACCGTGACGCGCGCCACCTGGAGTTCGTCGCGCTTGTAGAAGCAGTAGAACGGCGCGTCACAGGCGAAGGTCTCGCTGTTGCGGGGCGTGGTCTTGATTGCGTCACCTGTGCCCCAGGCCGGCTCCGTGATGCACCACCACAGCCGCGGCACGGCCCAGCGCGACGGGCCTTCGACCGTGGAGACGCTGGCCGTCGGGGTGTCGCCCCAGGCCACCGTGATGCGCCGGTGGGTCGACTCCATGGCGTAGTTGCCGCCGCCCTGGTAGTAGGTCGAGAGGAACACGATGTCGGCCGCCGTGCCGGACCAGTTCCAGTGCCAGCCGTAGCCCATGGCGTAGGCACTGACCTCGACGCCGAGCGCGACGGCGATCTTGTTGGCCACGTCGGGCAGGCTGTAGGCCAGCACGTAGGCCTCGATCTTCTCGCGGTCGGCCTCGGAGAGTTCCAGAGCCAGGGCGTACTTGCGCAGGGCCTCGCCGGCTGGGCTGGAGCGCAGCGGGTACACGTCCAGGTGCCCGCCGTTGACGTTCATGAGCCAGTGCTGGCCGGTGGCCGGGTCGAAGCGCACGCCGCTGCTGGTGCTGATCGTGACGGGCGGGTAGGCGGGCCCGTCCTCTGTCGCCCGGTAGGAGGGAATCGAAAGAGACGGCGTGCCGCTGCCAGCCAGCAGGCTCGGGCCGGCGATGGATTCCTCGGCTGGCGTCGTGGACGACTCACTGCCGTAGCGGTGCAGCGGGCGCCCGTACATCGCCTGCACGTAGAGCCGGGTGCGGCCGGTGAAGATCGAGGGCGGGCAGCCGGTGGATGCCGCCATTGTTCGCTTGGCCGTCAGAGCGGCATCGGTGGCCGCAAACTGCCAGGTCGGCGGGTCGGTAGGCGGATCGACAGCCTCGCGCAGCGGCTCGAAGCTCGGCGCCCGGGTCAGATCGTCGCGGATGTGGCCGGCCAGGGGCGGGAAGCTGACAGTGCCGATGACCTGCCCGGCGAGCGGCCCGCCCGGCTTGGACCGCCAGGCCTCCCACTGCCCACCCTCTGCGCCCAGGGCGTAGCCGTCGAGGTAGTTCGCCGTGCTGGTGGTGTCTGCGCGCCGCCCGGCGAACGAGGAAGCGAGGTCGATGACCCCGCTGTCCATGCTGATCTGCTGGCCGCCGCCTTCGATGCGGATGAAAGCATGCTCACCGGAGATGCGAACGAACCCGGTTGCGTCCGGGAACGTGAACGCCTCACTGCCGTAGTTCAGCCCCGCAGCCCGCATTGCCTTGATCCGGCTGCGGGCATACGGTAGGTACTGAAACCCGCCGGTGATGAGCTTGTGCTCCATTCATCAGGAGGCAGGTTGGGACCAAGAAAAGACGTCTACCGTATTCGGTGCGCCCACCGCAATGGTGATGTTCGACAGCGAAGCGTCACCGCCAGACACTGCGATGGAGCCGTCGAGGCGGATCGGATACGGGGCCGTGGTGATGAGCCCGCCCGCGTCCGACTCGCTGCCGATCATGCGGAACCAGCCGGCGGTGCCGGCGGCGATGCCGTTGAAGCTCCAGATCTGGCCGGTGGGCTTGGCGATGACGCCAGCGGCCGGCTCGCCGAAGTACAGGGCGTTCACCGGGGCCACGCCGCTGGCCATGTTGGCGTAGCTGGCCGTGATGGTGGTCAGGGTGGCAGACACCACGTAGCCATTGTGCGCCGCGCCAGCGCCGGGCCGGGGCTTGATCGTCACCACGGCGCCGGAAGACGTTGCGGTGTAGATGCCGTTGCGGTTGATCGCTGCGGCCAGGTCGGCGGCGGTCTGGGTCAGGGACGTGTTGAACGGCACCGCGCCGTCCGGGATGATGTTGAACGTGCCCACGGTCACGGTGTTGACGCTGCCGCTCGCGCCGCCGGTCAGGGTCACGGTGCCGGAGGCCCGGGTCTCCTGGGTCAGCGCGCCGGACGATGCCGTCACGGTGCCCAGCAGCGTGCCGGTCACGGCCGCATCGGCGGAAGCCGGTTGCGAGCCGCTGTAGATGTTGATCGAGCAACGGTTGAATGCCCCGGCGAAGCCGAGGCCTTGAGCCAGCGCATTGCGCAGGCCGGTTGAGAGTCGAATCATTTTGGTTTGCCTTTCAGGTGGAATTGAAGGCGAATCCGCCTTGCTGGATGGAAACGATGTAGCGCCGCTGGCCGCCCATGCGGACAACTGCGCCACCAGCCCGCACGCCCGGGGCGACACTTGCCTGGGCCTGGGTCAGGTTGGCGAAGGGCAGCGCGCGGCAGACCCCGCGCTGCGACCAGAAGAGCACCGTGCCGTCGTCGTCCGGGCTCCAGTTCTGCCCGGCCACCACGCCGTAGGGCGCCAGTTCGGCCAGGCCTTCGGCGCTGTAGGCGAGGATGGCGTTCTCGGTGCCGATGACCAGCCCGGCGTCCTGCGGGGCCAGCATCAGCACGCGGCCCGGGACCATGACCATGTCGGCCTCCAGGTCGAACAGGTGGAAGCCCAGCGGCTGCGACAGCCACACCGCCGAGGCGTCGGCCGCCGGGTCGTACTGCGCCGCCACCAGTCGGCCGCGCCACGCCGCGATCACGTCGCACCCGCTCGGCAGGGGGTCCATGCCGAACGTCTCCAGGTCCACGCCAAGGTTGTCGGGCGAGGCGTTCCAGACGATGGCGCTCACGCCGGGCGATCCGGCGCGCTGGAATACCGTGCTGTTGGCCGGGGCGATGTAGACGTGCGTGGTCTGGCCGGCAATCTGCTCGATGCCTGAGACCTGCAGGGCCTGGCCTTCGGCGATTTCGAGCTCGACCACGTCGCTCGGCCCGGTTTCCCGGCCGTCCGGCAGGCGATGGGTGATGCAGGCGCGGTACAGGCCCGGGTCGAGGTTGCCGGTCACGGCCGCCAGCGTGGGTGCCGCGGGCACATCCCAGGCCCAGGGCATGACCTCGTTGTCGGCGGCGATGATGCCGCTGTCCGTGCCGTTGGAGTAGAAGACCTGCCCGTTGATCTCGGCCCAGGCCATGCGCGCGGTGCTCAGGCCCGAGGCCAGCGTCACGGCGCTGGTGCCGTTGGTGTTCATGGCCTTGAGGGTGCCGGCGTCCACCAGATACATTCGCTGCTCGTCCAGGGTGGCATAGGCGCCGCTGGGCGTGGCGGCCATGGCCTGGGTGTAGCCGGTGCGCAGTTGGAGGTTGCCGGCGTCGGTCACGTCCACGTTGTCGGCCTGCACCAGCCAGGACAGACCCAGGGCAATGCCGTCTTGGGTGTTGTTCAGGCCGCGGAAGCGGGAAACGGTGGGCATGGCCATGGTCACACCCATGCCCTTGTGCGGTGCTGCTGGTCTTCGTAGGCGGCCCGGCGCATGTCGGCATCCGGGCGCAGGCCGAACTTCTTGGTGAAGTTGGCTTCGGCGGTCTCTGCGCGCTTGGGGTCGAAGACCTCCGTGTCCGGCCGGCTGAAGGCGCGGTGCTTCGCCCACTCGACCAGGTGGCGGTGGTGCAGCGGTGCGATCTCGGGGGATACGGGGTCGTCGCCCAGGACCATTGGAGCCAGCGGGGCGCGGTAGACCTCCAGCGACAGTGTGCCGCTCGACGCGGGCAGGCAGGCCAGCTGCACCTTGGCTTCGTCCACGATCAGTTCCACCGGCTCCATTTCGGTGGTGCGCCAGGAGGGCCGGGTGCGGTCCACGGAAAGCCGGTCACGCAGGTCCAGCACGATGGCGTTTTCCGCGTCCTCGTCGGTGGCCAGGAACGAAGCGCGCTCGATGACGAACACGCGCGGATCCAGTGCGTAGAGACTGGTGCCGGCCGTGACTGTAATGTCGCAGATGTCCGACGTGGTGGCGTCGAACAGCAGGTTCGCGCGCAGGGCGGCCTCTTCCTCGGCCTCGTTCAGCCACTTCACGACATCCGCATCCGAGAACAGGTAGGTCTCGAGGGTATCGTCCACATCGCTGCGGAATAGGGCGACGAGTTGGGCGAGGGTCACGCCGGCAGCCCGTACTGGTCAACCAGCTGCGTCACCCGGGCGCGCAGATCGGCCACCTTGACCTTCGGGCCGGCGTCCAGATCCTGCTGGAAATTGGTCTTGGCGAAGTCGGCCAGGGCCTGCTTCGTCATCTGGTTGATGCGGTCGCGGGTGTCCTGCAGCCCTTCTTCGTCCATGTCCTTGGGCTTGGCCGGGGCAGCCGGCGCCGCGGCCTGGGTGGCGATGTCGGCCAGCGCGCCCTCGGCGTACACGTCGCGGTGCATCAGCATCAGCCGGGCCTTTTCGGCGGGCACGGGCTTGGTTTCGCCCTGTTTCCAGACAATGCCGGTCTGGTAGGTGCCGTCACGGTACTCGGGCCGCTTGCCGATGTACTTCACCGGGACGTGCTGGCCGGGCACCCGCACGGGGGCGGCCGGAATGACTGCGGCGGCGGCCGGCGCCAGCGGTTCGCCCGCGGTGGTCGAGGGCGCGTCGGGCACGTTGCGCAGTTCGAGGATCAGCGCGTGAATGGCCGTGTTCTTCATCCGGTGGGCGATGGGCAGT